AAGGAAATCTCAAAATCAACCGAACTGCCCTATCACACTGTCAGGCGCAATTTGCTGACGCTTGAATACCTGGGCCTGGCCGAGCGCCGCACCCAGGCTGGCGAGTTGTGGAGAGTATCCGCCAAGCTGGTCGTGGAGGTCCCGCGTCGCGTAAAAGCGGCCTTTGAAGAGGCAAAAGTGGAAAACGGAATAAAATAAACTTGTGCCAATAAGTGCCGATTCGGCACCTATTGGCGAAGGTATAAACGGAAAAATAACCGGAGGTCAACCATGAGTGAAGAAGCGGCATTAACGAAAAAGATGAACAAGAAGCAGAAGATGCACAACATCGAGGAGGTGTATCTTGGTGGCGCCACCTATGACGAGCGGCGCCTCTGGGATGAGATCGATTACGCGATCGTCTCAATCCAGGACAACTATTACAAGATGGGCTTGAAATTTCTGGCCATCAAGGAGATGAAAGGTCACGGCGACTTCAAGAATGAAATTCAAAGGCGCTATGCGGACAAAGAGATCCTCTCTTATCGCACCATCGCCAAAACCATGCAGGTGGCGAAGTTTTTCCTCGACAACCCCAAGCTGACCAAGGCCCAGGGCTTCAAGCAACTCTCCAAAGGCAAGCTCCTGGCCCTGGCGTCGGCCACCGAGGACGACGTGGACGAGGACGCCGGCACGGTGTTCGGCCTCACCCTCGAGGACGCGCGCGCGCTCAAGATCAAGGACCTCCAGGCCAGGATCCAGGCCCAGGACAAGAAGCTCGAAAAGCAGGCGGCCGAGATTGACAAAGGCCGCGAGCAGCTTCTGACCGCACGCGAGGAAGTGGACAAGCTCAAGAACAAGCATCGGGTCGTGGGGCAGGCCGTGGACGAGCTGCACGCGGAGGCGCGCCTGGAGGAGAACACGAAAATAATCGAAGGCTGCCTGATAGAGATAGCGAACACCTGGGAGAAGGACAACGTCACTCCCCGCGTGGCGGCCCTTATCAGGGCGGCCGCGACCCAGGTCTTTCACTTGACGAGTCACTACACCGAGGTTATCCGGTGCAAGCTGGACGACTCGGCTGTTCCGAGCGACGAGGCCCTGGACGAGATCCTGGAGCAGGCGGGCATCATAACTAAATGAATCAAACAAAGGTACAAGCGGCCGCGAAGGCCATGGGATTGTGCAAGACGAGCGCTGAACGCCGAGCGGTAGTGGAGCGGCTCATGGCCTTGTGGAGTTGTAGCGAACGCACTGTCTATCGTCTGGCCATTAAGGGCGGCTGGGAATCCGGCCGCCAGGCCAGGCGGGACAAAGGCGAGCGCAACCTCGAGACCGAAGAAATAAAAAAGGTGGTCGGTTTTCTTGCCGGCTCCAAGAGAAAATCGAAAAGCATGATCATGGACACTGAGACAGCGCTCGGGATAGCGGTCGATTCCGGCCTGGTCGCGAACTCTGTCTCAACGGCCACGGTCAACCGATACCTCCGCCAGGATCGGCTCTCCAAAACCGACATGACCCGCGATATGGACGGCGGCCCTCACATCAACCTGGTATCTCTCTATTCTAACCACTGCCACCAATTCGACATCACGAATTGCACCCAGTATTTTTTCGACGATAAAGGGCTCGGGCGGCGCGATATGAAAAACGAGTTTTATTTGGGCAAGCCCGAGAACTTCGCAAAAATCAAGCGGCACCTGCTCCGGTTCGTCTTAATAGACCACTATTCCGGGGCCTTCTACATCCAGTATTTTTACACATCCGGCGAGCGCTCGATCGACGTGGCCCACTTCTTAATAGAAGCCTGGGGAGGTCGCAACCGCGACCTCGCCAGGTATCCATTCCGCGGATTACCCGAGATTTTCTACGCTGACAAGGGAAGCGCGGCCAACTCGGAGATGGTGTCAAACCTGCTTGATTCCCTGGGCGTGGACAAAAAGACCCACGAGGCCGGGAATCCCAGGGCCAAGGGTATGGTCGAGGGCTTCATGCGGATTTGGGAGACCAAGTTCGAGTCCAGGCTGTCCGTGCAGGCCGCCCAGGACCTGGATCAGCTTAACAAGGCCGCGCTGGACTTCTGCGCGTTTTACAACGGCTCGAAGATCCTCACCCGCTCGGACCTGGGCCAGACCCGCAGCCAGTTGTGGTCGAGCATTCCCCGCGACAAGCTCAGGCTTTTACCACCGGACGAGGTGTGCAGAGAGCTCTTACACACGCGGCCCGAGGAGCGCCTGGTCAAAGGCAACCTTTGCATCAACTACAAGGGCGCCGAGTTCCGGGTGTCCGACCCGAACCTCGAGGGCAGGAAGGTCTCGGTCACCATCAACCCGTACCGCTGGACCGCTGACGAGGCGGGCCGCCGGGCCGTGATCGTCACCTGGATCGACGCCTGGGGCGACCGGTGTCAACTCGAGGCCCTCGAGGTGATGAGAGACCCGGTCAGCGGCTTCAGGATTGGCGAGAGGACCGCGGTGATTGGCGAAGAGTGGAACCGACACCCCGACTCGGCGAGCCGCCGAGGACTCAAAGCCGCGGGGATAATTTTGGAGACACAGCCGAATCCCCGCCGCGACCACGGAAGCGCGGAGGGGGCCGAGGACGACCAGGACCTCCGGGTCTTTGGCAACCACGCTGAAAAAATCGGCGAGCTTTACCACTTATCGCCACCTGGCGAACAGATCGAAATAAGCGACGGGATAACGCCCACAGCCGTCTCGACCACATACGCCCTGGGCCTCCTGCGGGAAGCGCTCCAGAGGCCGCTCGAGCCTCATGAGGTTTTCGTGGTGGAGAACACACCGGACATTACCAGGGAGATGATTGAACACCTGGCCGAGAAATTTCTAACCCTAGAAATTTCCGGATCGCAAAGCGAGGAGGACAACAATGCCTCTTGAAGGTTTAGAACCTTCACAACAAAGCCGCGAGGCCGAGCGGGAGGCTGCTCACGACTTGGGCGCCGCGCGTTATCAGTCGCGGCGGGGATCAGGCGGGGTCGCGGACACTGACCGCGGCGTTGTCGTCAAGGGTTCAACCCTTGGAAAAAAGTCGCGCAGAAACTATCAGAAACAGCACCGGGACAAGCTCCAGAGCGAATCTGTGGCGGCGGCGGAGCGCTCGGCCGCGCCGTGGTCGGACGAGGAGATCGAGTATTTGTTGAGGTCCCTTTCCCAGGGGATCCCGAACATGGTGATAGCGAACAAGCTCAAGCGCACCTATGCAGCGGTGCGGAGCATGGCGTCGAAGGAAAGGTTATTTCGAAGCCGCGAGGTCGGACGCGCGGTAGAAGCTGAACAGGAGCCGCGACCCAGGCATCGCGGCGTTGTCGTGGAGGGTTCAACCCTCCAAGCGGAGGAGGAGATGAAAAAGGAAAAGGATGAAAAGGACGGACCGTTGTTTTTGAAGGAGATCCTTCGAAAACACCAGATCAGTCAGCGGGAATTGTGCCGGGCGGTCAAGGTGCCGCCCTCTAACCTGTCGCTGTTTATTAACGGCGGCGAGATGACCGGAAAGGACGAGCGGGCCGGCTTGAAAGCCAGGATAATAACGGCCCTCAAGGATCGGGGCGTGAGCGGCGCGGAGCTGTTCAGCGCGTTCCGAAAAACGTCGGCGCCGGCCGCCGCGGTGGCGGGCCTGGAGCCCGAGGACGATGAATGGGAGGAGGCTGAAATGATTACGACAGAGGCGTTGGATTTTTTCAATTTAATTAACGATCCCTTCGAACGGGGCGCCGTCCGCTCGGCGGCTGACTTATACAAGTCGGCGGCGAGCCGCCGGGCGGCCGCGGCCCTTAAATCGGCCATCGACCGCAGAGGCTTTGTCGCCCTGATCGGCGAGGTGGGCACAGGCAAGACCTTGCTCATGACCGAGCTTGAGGGCGGCCTGGGCGCCAAATACAGGGTCATAAGACCCACCACCATGGATAAGGACAGGCTCACGGTGAGCTCGCTTAGAGAGGCCATCATCATGGACCTGAAAGCCGCGCGGGACGATTACAGCGAGCGGGTTCGGCATAGCCGCGAGGCGCGCGATCGGCAGATTCGGGACCTGCTCAAATTACACGACGACGACGGGATCGCGGTGCTGCTGGTGATCGAGGAAGCCCACCGGCTGCCGATGTCCACCTTGCGAGCTCTGAAAGTGCTGCACGAGATTCAGTTCGGGTACTCGGCCCCGCTGGCGATCGTGCTGATCGGTCAGCCCGAGCTCAGAGACGTGTTCGAGGATCTTCGAATTCGCGAGGTGACGCAACGGTGCCGCAAGATCGAACTGCCCAAGTTGCGCAAGCCCGAGATCCCCACTTACGTGAAGTTTAAGTTCAGCCGGGCGAACGAGGGAGTGTCGAAAGTATTCTCCGACAACGGCCTGGCGGCTGTGGCGGACTTCCTGCGCGCGGGCGCGTCGCCGCTCAAGGTCAACAACTTTGTTACGAGAGCCATTAACTACGCCCAGGAGTTGGGCAAGCGAAAGGTAGACGCGGACCTCATCTATCAGCTCGTCGAGAGGAGGTGAGGGTGAGCGACCTTCGGCGCAACGCCGCGGAAGCTCGGAGCTTCACCCAACGCCGCGATGCCTGGTGGGCGGCGCCGGCTCAGCTTTTACCGCGCGTCCTGTGGTCGCGGCGCGGATGTGGCTGTATCGCGGACGGCAAGCGCGGCTATGTTGTGGAGGTTTCAAACCTCCAGTCCTCGGAAAACCAAGTCCCCGCCGCGACCACGGAATCGCGGGAAGGATAGTGATGAAAATAAAGACGAAAGATGACGCGGAAAAGGCAGGGCTCTCGCACCTGGACATAGAGCGGGAGATCGCCGAGATCGAGGCGGAGCGCGATCGGAGAATTGCCGAGGCTCGCGAGGACGCCAAGCTCAAGCTGACGGCGCTCCGGGCGTCGGACAAGACCATCATGGAGAACCTGGCGGACTGGTTCTGGAGCCACGAGGAGCGGGACGAAAAAACCAAGGGGCAGCTCACATTGACGCACGTGAAGCTCACGCAGAGGGACACGCAGAAGTACGTGTATCCGTCGCCTCTTACGAAGGTGATAGACAAAGCCAAGAAGATGGATCTCAAGCAGTTTGTGCGCGTGAAAGAGGAAGTGGACAAGGCCAGGATCAAAGCGGAAGCGAGCGAGGATCAGCTCAAGGTCCTCGGAGTGAAAGTGAAGGTGGAATCGACTGTGTACGTCGAGCAGGTGTAAGTGGCGCCATCAGGCCCCGCGACATGCGGGGCCTGGTGGGAAAAGCGGAGGCGTGGAGACGCTGGCGTGAGCAAAGGGGACGCTCAAAAAGTGGTACCCTCCACGTTTCCGCCTTTGGGGCTAGCAGCCCCGCCCAAAGCCGCGGGCCATATCCGCGACACAACAGAGCCCGCGCCGCGACCACGAGGACTCGCGGCGCCCAAATAACGAAAGGAGATGAACCATGAATCGCGGCGTTGAAAAAATGACGGTTGACATCAAAGGCGTTTTTCTCGTCTTGATCGTGGCGGCGATCCTCACGGGAAAAGGAATTTTTATAGTTCATCAGAGATCGGTCGAGCGCTGCAAGGCCCACGCCGCGACCATGGACGCGTGGCGCCCAAACGATAAGCCGTCGGTGCCCAGGCATCGCGGCTATGCGCCGAGGGCCGCTCGCCCTCAGGGGGGTGAAGGAAATGAGCGAGAAAACAACAAAGAAGTGCAAGGGCTGCGGTCGCCAGAGAGTGATCTATCGTCACGGCCTGTGCCGGCTCTGCTGGAAGAAGAGGCAACGCCCTCGGACCTGCCCGATATGCGACGAGGAGAAGGCCATCTACAGAAGCGGCATGTGTTATTTGTGCTATCAGGATTGGCGCTCGACAATCCGGAAAAACGGCTCCAGCCGACGCGTGGTTCTGCCGCCGAAAATCTTCAAGGCCCTCGAACCGCACCTGAAAGCAAGAAGCTGCGAGCTGCAGCAAATGGTGATCGAGATCGTCGATCTTTACCTGGCGGACTCGAGAAGATCGGCAAGGCGAGATGACCGTGACGCAACAGAGACGGCCCCAGAGAAATGGACTTCTTCGAAGCCGCGAGGCCAGGCGGGAGGCAAGAATGGATGAAGCGCTCGCAATTCTGAACGCTAACTTGCTGTTGATCCGGATTGAAATGGAAGGAATGATCGCCGAGAACAGAGCGAGGGAGATCGAGGATAAGTGTCCAGCCTATGGAGAAGAGGCGTTTATGGACCTCAATCAGAAGATCAAAAGTGCGTTTGAACAATATTCGTACGACATCGGAGCGGGATGAAAAAAAGACCAAATCTTTTACGGGGCGAGACTCGTCGAGTTCGTATGGGTTGCGGGAACGTGTATCTCACCATCAATTTTTCCAATGCCGCGGACAAGGCTCTCGATACAGCCGAACAGAGCCCCGCGACCGATAACGCGCGGCGCTCAACCAGGCAGATTTTAAAAGACCATGCGTCGCGGCTTCGAAAAAACCCGATAGAGATTTTTATGAGGCTTGGAAAAAGCGGCGCGTGTCAGTCTTCCCTGCTCCAAGGCCTGGCCAGAGTGGCCTCCCTGGCGCTCCAGGCGGGCGTCCCGCCCGAGGCGCTGGCAAAGACGCTGGGTGGCATAGCCTGCACAGAAGCGCCACCAGGTGAGCCGGGAGAAACGTTTAAATCGTGTCTCGACTTTTTTTCCTTTCAACTCCGCGAGGCCTCGCGGGAGGCCAAGCATCGCGGTGTTGCGGCGGGGGCTGCCAGCCCCCAGGAGGAGTAATGCAATACAAAGTTAAGGTTAAGGCGTTCAAGGAAAAGACCGTTCTCGTTGCCGCCGACATGCACGTCGACATGGCGCTGACGGACATGGCCAACCTGTATGGCATCGCGCCCCTGGTAAAGGCCCTTTTGGATTCGGCCGAGGACTATGACGACATGATTCTGGTGTCGGAATATTTACAAAAGCAATGGAGAGATATCCAAAGCAAAGAACTCAAAAAGCCGTTTTTTAAAATCGATTTCGAAAAAGCCGTAAAAGACAATTACACGGCGAACGGCTGGGTTTATACGGGGCTGCCAAGGGATCGCAATGAGAAAAAAGAGGAGGAGAGCGAATGAGCGAACATGAAATAAAGCGGATCCTGGAAATTATCGAGACGTCCTGCCGGGGACGTAAGCAGGCCATCTCCGCGCGCGTGCTCGCGCGCCAGGCCGAAGTGGACGAGCGCACAGCTAGAGACCTGGTGGCGGAGCTGGTGGTCGTACACAAAAAGCCGATCGGCAGTCATCCGGCGTGCGGGTTCTTCTGGATCGTGGATCGCGAGGATAAAGACCTGGCAAGCCGAAACCTGAGATCCCGAGGCGTGAAGATCCTGCAAAGATTGGCGGCCATCAACAAGACCGACGTGAAAGAAGAAGCGGTGCAGCTAACGCTTTTTCCCAAGAGCTGAAGGTTTGAAACCTTCACAACGTCGCCGCGAGGATCGGCGGGAGACAATGCAGGATTTGGGCGCCGCGCGTTATAGGTCGCGGCGGGGATGAGGCTGTGTCGAAGGCGGAGATCGCGGCATTGAAAAAACCGCGCGTTGTAGGTCGCGGCGGGGATGAGGCGGTGTCGCGGACATTAACCGCGGCTACGTCGTGAAGGGTTCAACCCTTCAAGGAGAAAAAATGACCGCAACCAGAAAACGAAAACAGACCGATGCCAGAACGGCGGATCTTAAAAAAATCTGGGTGGGGGCCAGGGCCCTGGGCCTGGACAAGGACCTCTTGTACGATCTGGCGGAGTCGCTCCTGGAGCGCTCCATCCACGACCCCGTTAAAGGCCGCAGATCGATCGGAAACCTGAACAAGATCGAGCGATGGACGATTATTAAAGAACTGTCAAGTAAGGGCGCTTTTATTTTTCGGAAGCTTGAGGGCGAGCGGCCCTCGACGCAACGCCGCGCTCCGGATCCGCGACACAGCCGAACCCGCGCCGCGACCACGAGGGCCGGGAAGGGGACGGACATCGTCTCGGCGAAGCAGCAGGCCTTTATCATCGATCTGTGGGAGCGCCTCGAGGCTTACGAGCCCAACGCAAGCGCGCCCGCGTGGAGAGAGGCCTTTACTTACAGAATCATTTCAGTAAAATATCCGCAGAAGAAGTGGGAAGCGGCAAGACTGATCGAGGCTTTGAAGAAACGAATTTCTCAATGCCGCCAAGGCTTGAAGCCTTGACCACATAGCCGCGATGCCCGGCGGGTGGCTGCTCACAACTTGGGCGCCGCGCGTTATAGGTCCCGGCGTTGAAATAAACACAAAGGAAGAAGAATGATGTCGAATAACGAAGGAACAACGGCCACGTGCCTGTGTTGCGGCGGTCCCGTGCCCGACGACTGGGAAGCGCGGAAACTGTATTTGTTCACCTTTGCCGGCTCTGTAAAAATGCCGATCTGTCAGGAGTGCAAAGAGAACCACTGCGTAAGCGTAATGGGTCCCGGGCGGATGTTTTGCGCTTGCGATCTTCATCCTCTCGAATCGAAAATTAACGCGCGGCTCCCGTGACAAAACGCCGCCCGCCAGGCATCGCGGCGTTGAAATAACTTGACTAAAGCGTCTGAAATATATATCCTAATAATAAGGAACCTTTTCATCGTTTCCTTTTAAGGCGCTCGCGGCAAAAGCCTCTGGCCGCGGCGCCCGCAGATTGAGTCCCCTTTTGAAGGCTAGCAGCCTTCGCCGCGACGCCGCGGTTATAGTCCCCAACACAGCTTAATCCCCGCCGCGACCTAAAACGCGCGGTAGAAGCTGAGTGAAACGAAGTCCCGCCCTGGCGGGATCCCCGCAAATTAACCCAGTCCCCGCCGCGACCACAAGATGTGTGGAAGGGGCGACAGATGAGCGAAGCACGCACTCACATCAAGTACGATCTTCCCTTTATCGACAAGTATCGCGATCTGATCATATCCATTGCCGACTCTTACGAGTTCGACCCCGCGCTGATCGCGGCCATTATGTCGCGCGAGTCGGGTGGCGGCCGGCACCTGGGCAAGGGCTCGTGTCCTCCGCTCACAGGAGATCGCGGGCACGGCCGCGGACTCATGCAGATCGACGACCGATACCATAAGGCCTTTATATCTATTCCCGACCTGTGGAAACAACCCTCCGCAAATATTTCCTATGGCTGCCACATCCTCAAAGAAAATCTCATCCACTTTATCGATAAATATTCCGGCGAAAGTCTTGCCGCCAATTTACGAGCGGCCACGGCCGCATATAACACCGGCACAGTGCGCGTGGGTCGAGCAATCGACCTGGGCAAAGACCCGGACGCGTACACCACCGGCCGGGACTACTCCGCCGACGTGTTCGAGCGGGCCTCGCTGCTCAGGGCTAAAGGATACCTGGGAAAAATGCGCAGTAATTTCGATATCGAGAACCAGGACGCGCGGCGCCCAAACGAGGAGCGGGAACGAAATAAGTGGATTCAGGAATCCCTTAACAAAATATTGGACCTGGGCCTTCGGGTAGACGGCATTTACGGGCCGGCCACGCGCTCGACAGTGATGAAGTTCCAGGCGCTGTACGGCCTGACGGTGGACGGCGTTTGCGGCCCGAGAACGGAAGCAAAGATTAAGGAGGTCCTTAATGGATCCTAGCGACTTCATCTGGGAGTGTGAAGAGAAACTCCGAGAGATTATCGAGGCCCTTATGGACCTGATCGAGAGTTCGGGTGATCACGGCCTTTTAGAAAAGGCGCTTCTGGTAATCAGTCCGGGAACGTCAACGCGCGGCGCCCAAATCCCGCCAAGCCGGGACCCAGGCATCGCGGCTATGCGGTGAGGGCCGCTCGCCCATGAAGGGGCAGAAAAAATGTCACAACTAAAAAACATCGAGAACTGGCTGAAAAATTTTAACGCGCCGCTGGACAAAGACCAGGCGGTCGAGGTCCTGCGCGAGCACGGCCTCGATTACACGGCCGATCTGATCGATATGATCGACCTCGACTATCTATATAACGTCATGCTGGAGGCCCAGGAAAAGCAGGACGTGATCCTGGCTGTGGGCTATAAGCTGCTGAGATGGCTCCAAGGCGACGAGGCTTGAAGCCTCGACCACAACGCCGCGCGTTATAGGTCGCGGCGGGGATGAGGCGGAATCGCGGACAGAGAGCGCGGCTATGCGGCGAGGGCTGCTAGCCCTTAAAGGAGAAGAAGAATGAAAATCATAGACATCGAAGAAATGACGAAAGAATTCAAAAAGTGGATGGACTCGACCACAGCGGACGAGGTCGCGCGGGTGGTGGCCATTGCCGTGATACGAGGCGAGGAAGGCCGGGAAAAGGCGGAAACCATCGACCTCGATCCCGTGACAAGGACGGTGGCGTTTAATTTGGGCCTCGTTATCAGGTCCATCCTGGCCGAGGCCATCAAGACTCTCGTCTCGAGGGGCTAGATAGATGAACGATCAGGAGTTCCGCGACCACGTGGTGGGCACGCTTGCGCGGATCGAGACCAGGCTCAAGGTGATCGGCGACGATCAGCGAGACGGCGAAGCCGCCCACGAGAACCTGCGGCAAAAGGTCGAGGCGCAAGGGCGGGACATCGCCAGGCTGCAAGTTAAAAGCGGCGTGATCGGGGCCTTGAGCGGGGCGATCACAGCGGCGATCGGGAGCCTCATCAAGTGAAGCTCGGAGCTTCACCCGGCGCCGCGATGCCTGGCGGGCGGCCTTTTACAATTTGGGCGCCACGCGTTTTAGGTCGCGGCGGGGACAAGGACGCATCGCGGACATTGACCGCGGCTATGAAAAAACCGCGACCTGTAACGCGCGGCGCCCAAACGAGGAGCTGACAACAAACAATGACACGCGGCGTTGAAAATTACGGGGCGCGGTTTCGAGCGGAGGCCAAGGGCATTTTCCTGGATGTTCGGACCCTGGCCGGCGTGCAAAAGGAGCTCAAACGCCGCAAGTACAAAAAGGTCCCGGACCTGAAAACCCTGACCAGGTGGCGCGATCAGGAAGAGTGGATGCGGGAGCTGCGGGAGAGAGACGCGGCCATAAACATCGAGCTGGATCCCGACGCCTCGGACATCGAGAAGATATATCAGAGAGCTCGAGCGTCACGCGAAACGCTTGAGGAAGATATGAAAAAACTCCGCAAAAAGGGCATGAAGGCCCAGGAGCTAACTCAGCTCCAGCACGCTTTCAACCGCGCGCTTTACACCGAGGCCCAGATCCTCAAGGTGAAGCTCGAAGCCGAGAGGATGGAAAAGCAGGCCACACCGACAGAGGTGATTTTCGCGGCCCTGATGGATCATCCGAGGTTCGGGCCTCTGCTCAGGAACAAGGTCGCGCGAAGTGAACTCGAGCAGCTCATTGCCGAAAAACAGCTGGAGACATTAAAGCAGGGGATTTGATTTGAATACGGCCGTAAAAATACTCGGGGACTTTAAGGCCCAGTTAAAAAAACTCGACCAGGCCGACGCGCGCGCTCGCGCCGAGCGGGACTTTGCGTATTTTTGCGAGACCTTTACGGCGTATTCTTTGCGATCATTTCACGAAACCTGGCTGCGGGAGATTCGGAACGAGCAGATCGCCCTGCTGCTCGCGCCCCGCGGCTCGTCCAAGTCCACCACCCTGACCATCAACCGGGTGGCGTGGCTGGCCATAAAAAATCCCGATCTCAGGATCCTGATCGTCTCCGCCACCGGGTTCATGGCCCGGAGACTCATGCGCGAGATTCGATCGCTGCTTATGTCCGAGCCGGTGCGCGAGACCTGGGGCGACCTCAAGGGCGACAAATGGACGGACAACGAGATCAACCTGGCCACCCGCACGCGCGCGCACAAGGAAGCCACTATCACGGCCCTGGGCGCGGGCGAGTCCATCATCTCGGGTCATTACGACCTGATCGTGGGTGACGACATGGTCAATGAGGAGTGGTGTCGATCGGCTCTCCTCAGAGATAAGATATTCGACTGGCTGCGATTCTCACTTTTGCCCACGCTCGAGCCGGAAGGGCAGCTGATTATCCTGGGCACCCGCTACCATTGGGACGACCTTTACGGCCGTTTGATCGACTTGAAAAAGTTCCGCGTGTCCATCAAGAAAATAATCGCCAAAGCCATCCAGGACGACGGGAGCTCGTTCTGGCCGGAGAGGTTCCCGATCGAGGCTCTCGAGAAGCTCCGGAAAATGCTCGGCACGATCATATTTAACGCCCAGTACCAAAACGACGCCACGGCCATGCTCGGCAAAATCTTCAAGCCCGACTGGATCAAACGCTATAAGCGCCTGCCGGACGGAGTAATCAAAAAGGCCCAGGGAGTGGACCTGGCCATCGGCGAGAAAAAAACAAACGACTATTTCGCGCACGTGACTATCGGCGTGGACAAACAAAAGAACATCTACGTGCTGGACGCGTACCGCGATCGAATCACGTTCGACGCGCAGCACGCGGCAGTCGAGCGGAAATACGAGGAGCACCACAAGACTAGCAGACCCGTTGTGTGCGTGGCCATCGAGTCGAACGCCTACCAGGAGGCTTTGGCGCAACGGATCCGGATGAACACCATGGTGCCGGTCCGCTCGATTCACCAGACCCGCGACAAGGTCACCAGGGCGCAGTGGTTTCAGCCGCACATGGAAAACGGCAAAGTGTTTTTTCCGTATCAAGGCACGGACGATCTCGAAATGGAGATCCTCACGTTCGACGAGGGCGCCCACGACGATCTCCTGGACGCCCTGATCCTGGCGGCTATGGCGGCGGGCCTGATCAAAAAACGCGGACGCGCGCGGGCGCGTTCCAAACCAAAAGGCTTCTGAATGCTTGAAGCATTCATCACAAAGCCGCGATGCCTGGCCGGTGGTAAAGCCGGACGGGCGCCGCGCGTTGTAGGTCGCGGCGGGGACGTGGAAGTGTCGCGGACATTGGCGCGGCGTTGCGGTGAGGGCCGCTCGCCCTCAAAGGATTGAATAAGATGGGCGCATGGAATTGGTTGAAGAACACGTTCTCATTCACCAACTGGGGTGGGCGCTTCAGTGGGCGTTACCGCGCGCGGGGCTCGGTGTATGACAACGCTTACGCGTGGCTGGCGGATACTCCCGACCTGTCGGAATATTCCAATCCTTACGCCAAGGCCCCCGACCAGTGGATGAGCGTACACGATCAGTATAGGCTGCAGCTCTACAAGTTCAACCGAGCCGTTTATTACGGCGACCATTACAACGCCTTTCGATTCGCGCAGTACCTTTACCGCTCCGGCATGCTGGATGACGACACCAGGCTGGCGGACGTTTTCGGCCGGGGCGGCCAGGACGTGCTGTTTGTGGCCACCAACCTTTTCCAGCTTTGCTCGGACACGTTCGCCGACCTCATCTCCCAGGCCCTGGGGCCGATCACGCCGGTGGAGGACAACAAAACCGCTTACGAGGCGGTGAAGCGCATCTCGGACAACTCCAATTTGCGACGGCTGCTGCACACCTCGGCGGTGACGGGAAGTTACAAGGGAGACATCGTCTGGACTATTCACGGAATTTTCAACGACGGCAAAAACTCCAAGTCCGCAAAATCTCCACAAGTCACAATAAGGGGCCGGCGCGTGGATACCTGGTTCCCGACGGTCGATCCCCAGGACCGCTCGCGGTTTTCGGAGCATATGTTCGCTTACAAGATGGACAAGGACGACAAGTCCTACGCCGTAATCGAGCGCTATTTGGAAGACGCCATCAAGCTCGAGGTCAAGGAGCTCAGTGGTAACGAGTTCAAGGGCGACGCGCCTCCGGAGATATTCGCCGAAGTTTTTGGCCCGGACGCCCTGTCCGAGTATCCGGCGCAGGGCATGCAGGTGGTGCATGTGGCCAACAAGATCGGGGACGATAACGACCCTTACGGCGACTCGGATTACGGCCGGGGAGTGCTCTCGCTGGCGGACGAGCTTAATCAGCGAGAGACGCAGCTCTCTTACGAGCTGGACAAGCACGGCAAGTTGGGCATGAGCGGGCCGTATTTGGGCGGCGAGGAGACCGAAAACCCGGAAAACGACAACCCCACCAACCGGGGCGTGAGCGGCAGGTATATCGAGCGCGAAGGCGACGACCCCGAACCCAAGTATATCGACTATCCGACTAATCACTTGACCGTAACCATGGAGCGGATGGCCAAATTGTACGAAGAGATCCCCAGGCAGATGCGGATGAGTCCGCGGCTGCTGGGCTATAAGGCCGGGGCGGCCGAGGAGGCCTTTGACACGCTGCGACTGGCGTGTGTGAACACGCTGCTGAGAAACAAGACCCGGATAATGCTTATCGACGAGGGAATTATCAAAGCCGTCAGGTCCGCAATGTCGCTGGAGCAGGAGCTGAAAGTCGACGGCGCGGTGGATCCCGACGAGGCCGAGATCAAGGTCCGGTGGGGAGATGGGTTTCCCATGGACGAGGAAAAGGCGGCGCGGATCTGGGACATGAGGGTGGGACACAAACCCACTGCGACCAGGCTCCAGGCTGTACAGGCCATGGACGGCGTCGAGGGGGCCGAGGACACGGTGGAGGCCATTCGGGCGGAGGAAAACGAGGACATGGGAGCCGTGGTGGGCCTCCGCAAGGAGCGGCGGGATTTGAACCTGGACCTCGAAGGCGCGGAGCCGGGCGAGGGCGCCGGGGGAGAACCCGAGAAGGTCCCCGAGATAAATGCCGGCATGGAAGAAAAAGGACAGCCAACGCAGTCGAGGTAGGTTTGCAAGATGATTAACCACAAAAGCAACAGGTCGCGGCGGGGATGTGGCTGTATCGAGGACAAAGACCGCGGCGTTGTTGTGAAGGGTTCACCCCATAAGGTGAATACGTGTGCGGACTTGAAACATACGAACTCGCTATTGCCGAGATGAAAAGAATCTTCGAGGACGCCCAGCGGGAGATAACTTTCCTGTTGGCCAATTACGAGGCCATGGCGCTGCCCGGCTACGAGATCGGCCGCCAGCGCGTGCTGTTGAAGCAGGTCGAGGAAATCCTCGAGAAGATGGACGAGCCCGTGCTGCAATGGGCCGAGCGGTGGCTGCCGCGCTCGTACTCGCAAGGGTCGCTGTACGTTACCAAGAGCCTCCGCAAGATGGGCCTGGTCGGAGACGCGGCCATGAAAGCGGGGTTCTCTGTGGTGGACACCGGCCAGGTGTATGCCCTGGCTGAGAGCCTGGTGACAAACCTGGACGCCATCCAGGCGCAGGTCCTGCACAAGGTGGACCTGGCCATCCGGAGGAGTCAGCTGGCGCTGGCGGCCGAGCGGGAGGCCACCAGGACCATCGCCCGCGGGACGATCACGGGCCGGTCCATACCAGGGATGCAGCGGGACCTGTTGAACGGCGCCCTCCGGGGACAGATCGCGCCCGGAGGATACCGGGGAACAATGACCTCTTACGCCGAGCTGTTGGCTCGCACCCGCACGCGCGAGGCGCAGATGACGGCGGCGCTCAGAAAGATGGATCAATTCGGCGTGAAGCTGGTGACCGTGCCCAAGCATGGCGGGGCGTGCGCATTATGCGCGCCGTGGCAGGGGGCCATTTTCAGCCTGGACGGCTCGGATCCGAGGTTTCCGCCGCTGTCCGTGGTGGGCCTGCCGCCCTGGCATCCGAACTGTGCGGACGTGATCGCGCCGTTCGTCGAAAAGCTGGCCTCGACCCAGGAGATCGCGGCCGGTGAGAGGGTATCGACCGACGCGCTGAGAGCCGCGGAGAAGGCCGCATGATGGAAAAAGGGTGTGGATACGCGCCTGAAACGCTTTCGAGCGCGTTAAACACGTTTATGAACATTCAGAGGGCCAATCCCGCTGGAGCGGGAGGCCGAAATGTGGACGCGCGGAGCCCAAATGACGGATTGACGACCGTCGGGCATCGCGGCGTTGTGCTGAAAGCTTCAAGCTTTCAATCCCGAGGGAGATCCTCGAGAGGGAGAAAAAAATGAAATTTTGGGAATTGATTATTAGGAGCCCGGAGCCGGGAGAACCCGCCGGTGGCTCGGACGACGACAAAACAAAAACAACCCCGGACCCGCCTGCGGATCCTCCCGTCAAAGACGACGGGGATCCCGACGGCGATAAGGACAAAGACACCGACCCTCGAGTGGCGAAAGCGCGTGAAGAGGCGATCTCGGAACGGAAAAAACGCCAGGCCCTGCAAAAGGAAATCGAGGATATCAAGGCGAGCGCCGCCGAAGGCGCGGACCTGAAAGAAAAGCTGCTCTCTATTCTGGGCGGCAAGGATGAGGACGACCCTGTGGCAATGGCGGAGAACGCTAAAGTCGAGGCGGCCGCGGCCACAGCGCGGGCGGAGAGCGCCCTTATCAAAGCGCAGGTGGTGGCCGAGGCGTCCAAAGCCGGGGCGGTGGATCCCGAGGTGGTAGCGCGACTGATCGACCAGGAGGGAATCTCGGTGGACCTGGAAAAAGGGACGGTCACAGGAGCCGAGGAGGCCGTGAAAGCCCTCCTCGAGGAAAAGACGTACCTGACCCAGGGGACAAAGCCGGCGCCCAATACCGGAGGAAGTCCTCCGGGCTCGGACCCGAACCCGAAATCGTTAAAGGTCGAGGAGCTGAAGGAACTCCAGAAAAAGGCGAAAGCCGGAGATTCTCAAGCGCTCCTCGAAGTGACAAAGCGCCTTGGAGAATTTCGAGACGCGGGCCTTTGAAGGGGAGGTTCGAAACTTCCACAACAACGCCGCGATGCCTGGCGGGAGACAGTCCATAATTTGGGCGCCACGCGTCGGAAATCGCAGCAGGGAGTAAAGCAATGGATACTTTGATTTTTGCAATAAATGAAATCGTCAACCAGGTTCTTTCGAATCTGGACGTGGGCGGCCTTTCGGGCCTGCTGGCCTTCGGGCTCATGGCCCTGGGCGTTATCCTTACGCCGGGCTTTCCCGGCAAGGCGGCTTTTGACACCACCCAGCCGGGTGGCGAGCACGCCGAGGACGTGTCGCCGCTAGTAAAGATTTTGTCGGAATCGGAAACTCCACTTCTGAGTTTCCTGGGGCTGGATCCGAAGCCCATAAACAACATCCGACACGAGTGGCTCGAAGACGAGCTCATCCCGGACACCACTGTGCTCTCGGCGGCCCTGGGCGCGGGAGGAACCACGTTTACGGTTCCCGACGCCAATATGTTTCAGGTGGGAGAGCTGATCGCGGTGGGCTCGTTGCCTAATAACGAGGTAATGAGAGTCACCAACGTGAACGGAACCACCAACGTCCTGACCGTGACCCGCGGCTACGGCGCGACCGTGGCGGTGGCGCATGCGTCCGGCGCCGAGGTGCTCTTGATGGGCGAGTTGTCGCTCGAAGGCGATGACGCTCCTGACGCGCAGAAGACGGCCATGGAGAGGCCCTATAACATCTCGCACATATTCAACTATGCCATCGAGATGACCGGCACCAGGGAAGCTATGATCCCCAGCCACCTGGGAGATATCGGCAACGAGTGGGCCTACGAGACCCAGAAGAGAACCAGGGAGGCCCTCAGAGACCTCGAGGCGGCTGTGCTGGCCTCGGAATGGAACTGGGTGGGCGCGGCCCCGACTCTGGGCTCGGCCACAGTTCGCAGGTCCATGCGCGGAATCGTCAACCTCCTCCGATACGGCGTCATAATCGGCGGCGTGCAGACCACTCCGCCGGCTAACTGCTATCGGAACGTGGCGGCCGCGAATTTCACCTACGACAATTTCCGCGATCTTCAGCAGCAGGCGGTCTATAACAACGGCTCCCGCGAGGCGTCGCTGCTCCTGATTCCGCCCGCGCTCAAGGTCAGTGTCGGCAAGTGGAAACGCTCGGCCCAGGGCCTGATGCAGACAAACGCCAACCTGGACGACAAACGCATGACCGAAATCGTGGACGTGATCGAAACCGATTACGGCCGGGTGGTGGTCATTATGGCCAAGCGCCTGTCGGTGCTCGGCAACGTGTCGCTCCTGCTTTGCCCGCAGCTAGTGCGGCCGAAATCGTTCGTGTCGAGGTCTTTCCATCTCCTGGAGATGGGCAGGACCGGAGACCGGATGAAAAAGGAGCTGGTGGGCGAGTACGGCCTCGAGATGGTGGGAATAACTCAGGGCTGGCACTCCCTCTGCTATAACTGGACCTCCTTATAAGCCGCGAGGCTGTGGAGGGAGGTATAACGTAATTGAGAGCCGCGCGTCCATGGTCGGGACACCCTGACAGGCTGCATCGCGGACCGTGGACGCGGCTTTAAAAAACAAGGAGCGAGATGAGCTTAACGGTTACAGCTTGCGGGACGGATTCAAACAGCTACGTGACCATCGCGGAGATGGACGCGTTTGTGGCCGAGCAGATAACGAGTGACGCGGTGACGGCCTGGACGGCCTTGGTGGACGCCAACAAGGAGAAGTACCTGATACAAGCCTGCCGGCAGATCGACCGCGCGCATCGATACGTCGGCCGAAAAATAACGTCCCTTACGGGCGACGACGCGCAGGCGCTCGAGTTTCCCAGGTTCTCGTTCGATTACACGGGCGGCAAGGCTAATCTGGAGGCGTATCGATCGGACGGGACTTACGCTGTGGACGAGCGCGTAAAACGAGCGCAGATGCTCCAGGCTTTGCACCTCGTGCAAATCGTCGAGGTCGAGGGAGGAGATCCCATGATCGGAGGAGGGACCCGAGCCAAGCTGCAGGCCGAAGGCGTGACCCAGATCAGGACCGGAAACACGAGCGAATCGTACAACGGGAAAGTGAACTCGTTATGCGCGGCTGCTGAGCAAGAGCTTGCCGCTCTTGTTCGGAAGGCTTCGAGGATTTGAAAGCTTGAAGCTTTCAGCACAACGCCGCGATGCCTGGCGGGCGGCCTTTTGTAATTTGGGCGCCGCGCGTCCTCGTAGTCGCGGCGGAAGCTCGGAGCTTCACCCAACGCCGCGGTCACAGTCCGCGACACAGCCCAGTCCACGCCGCGACCTATAACGCGCGGATGAGGCTGGAAAAAAGACGAGGCCCAGGCCTCGCGGAGACGAAGAATGTTGAATGATCAGAATACACAGACGACTCAGATCACGGGCGCGGCCTCGACGCCGCAAGTGTGCTGGGCGATAACGGGCGCGTCGAATCGCGTGCGCTTGACCCGGAACAAAAAGTACCGGGTGCGGGCGGATTACGACGTGTATTTTCAGCAGAGCGCGACCGGCCTGGTGGCCGAGTTCGCAGTGCCGCAAGCGCCGATTCGAGACGGCTCGCAGGAGTTTTTCGTGACCACCGAGTGGGGCGAGTACGTGTTCATTCAGGCGGTGGCGACAAACGGACATGTCGTTTTTGAAGAGCAGGTCTGAAGGCTTGAAGCCTTCACAACGACGCCGCGATGCCTGGCGGGTGACGCCGGCTCAGCTTCTACCGCGCGTTATTGATCGCGGCAAAGGAAAGTAAGTGACCACAAGAATCATAAAAGCTAACGGCGGAATCGCGGTTCCCGACTATGGGTGGGAGGCGAACGAGTATTTGGGCGCGGGCGTTCAGAGAACCCGGAACGCGGCCGGGATTCTGCGTGGGGATCAGGGGGCCATGTCGTGCTGGGTGTCGATTAACTATCCGGCTAATGACGGCGTCACTCATCCGATTATGGGCCTGGCGCCGATTAACGCCAATCCCGCCAGCCAGGTGGGCATAGTCAAGCTGAACGTCAATCAGCTGGGGCTGTTTATCGACAACGGCGGAGGCATTCAAGCCGCGAGTATCGGCGTAAGCCCTGCCGTTTTCCCGCGGTATCAGTGGCATCACCTGTATATTTCGTGGTCGGCGGCCGCCGGCGAGTTCTGGATGGATGGAACTCTCCGGAACAGCCGTGGAGCCACCAACGTGGGAGATCAGGTACTGCCTGCCGGCGCTGAGGTTTATATGGGCAACATCGCCCTTGGCAACGCCAACGCCTGGATAAGAAATCCCATGTTCTGGAACGAACCACTGCCGCAAGAGCTCATCCCGAAGCTGTGGCGGATGCCGATGGGCTTTTCAGGGGATATGTAAATGAGTCCCACCGACCATTTGCTTAATCAATCTGCCCAGTGGCTGGCGCGCACAGGCTGGGACGGACACGGGCAGCCCTCTTTTGCGGCCGCAGTCGAAATCCGCGCGCGGATCGAGGCTTGCGATCGAGAGATTCGATTCGGGAAGGACCAGGTCATAAAAGCGGACGCCAAGCTCTGGACGCGGGAAGAGCTGGCCGTGGCGGATAACGACAGGATCACGGCGAGCGGCAAGGACTACCGGGTGATAAAGACAGAAAGATTTCCCATGGTGACGGGAGAGCTGGATCACCTGGAGATTTTACTAAGCGAAGTGAAATAGATGAAAACGTTGAAACCACAAAGACACGAAGGGCACGAAGTTTTTTTG